GCCATTGGAATTAAAACATTCAACTTACTGTCTCTCCAAGGCGGTGTTTTTTTGCTTTTTCCTTCCATTATTTCCATCATATCATTTAACCTCTTTACCATTCTATCTGAACTAACTTCTTGTGAATTTTCTACTGGTAATAAATGGGCTCCAGAATCTAGAGCACCTTGTCTACCAATGTGACTATCCTCTACAATGATAGTATCTTTTGGAAGAGCATTCATCTCCAACATACACTTCCAGTACATCTCAGGATATGGCTTAGTTCTTTTTACATCCTCATTGCTGACAAAATAATCAACCGAGTCCATAACACCAATACTTATCAGAGATAATTTTACAGTTTCACGAATCGAATTTGATGCAACTGCAATTTTATAACCTTTTTGTTTTATTTGTGAAAACAAAGAGGTCAAAAAGTAATTTTTATTAAAACCTCGAATTAAATTGAATGTTGCTTCTTGTTTATCAGACCAAACTTTGTCATAAACAGATATAGGAAGACCTTTCCTTTCTGTTAACATTTTAAGTTTTTTAGTGGTGTTTAGCCCATCATATAAACTCAAATGTTCTTCTCTTGAAATGACATATTTTGGATCTACTTTTTCTAATGCTTTATTAAGAGCATCATAATGAAGTTCTCGTGAATCAATTAGAACTCCATCTAAATCAAAGATAATTAGCTTATTCATATTTGTTAAATTTTCTAAGTATTGAGCGCACATCTTCAATATTTTGTGTTAATGGCATACTATGCAATTCATATTTTTCTGGATTTCTGAAATATGACATAAGCAAAAGCCCTTGATCATCATCAACAAGTCCATTGTCCATAAGCGTATGTAAAGATTTTTCCATGTGGGTTTTTAGCATGCACCACTGTTCTTTTTCTGCAACAAAAACACCACCAATAATATACACTATATTGTTTAATACAGCAAGTTGTATTTGTTCATTTGCCCTTCGGATTTCAGGTTCTCTATAATTGAAGAAATGCATTTTTCCTGGTGTAAAATCATACTCCCATTTTCTGGAAACAGGAATGTGGTCGGAGTCCCTGCAATAACCAAAATCTATCCATGCGGCCCAGTCGTTCGTTATAAGTCCTCTTTCAAATGCATCATGAATATAGAATGCTTTAAGAGAAGTTACCCCCACATAATCTTTAGACCAATATTCAGGATTTCTAACTTGATATGGATTGATGCGTCGAATAAAATTTTCTGATGTTTGTATTTCTTGTATTTTGTTTCTGAGTTCTTCATTTTCATCAAAATAATCATACTCTACAACTTTTACTTTAGGTGAAATAGAAGACATCCTTTCTGACATATCTGGAGAAGTGTAAACAATAATTTCTGTATCAATCTCGCACATTCTTGAGAAGTGTTCGAGATACTTGTCTACGGATCTTTGGAGATAGTGTGGGAGAGGCCCGCCATTTTTCTCGACATTCGTTGACCAGTTTGCCCGGCCAATATCAAAGAAAGCGGTAACCAAAGTGATTTTGCTCATTTCAAAGCCTCATATTTATAAAATTATGAATTGTATAGGAAGTATTTAGGCGAGGTCCCGGTATTCGTATCTTTTGTGATATTTGTTCCAAATTTTTTAGAGAAAAATTCCATCCATTCAGGAACTCTATCATATTGATGAACAATCACGAAGGGTTTTCCTTCTGAGTTTACAACTTTACCATTTTCGAAATAAGGCCTTTTTTCTAATAAATATGGCCCAAATTCTTGCATTTGATCCGGTTTATTAGTTACATGTGCATTTAAAGCCCAGGCATCCCGGAGTCTTGTGATGGAACATTTCGTTTTCCACGGTTCATATGAAAGCAGCATATTATACGCAGCTTGATCTGCTACCCAATCAGGCCGATTTGAAGACATTTGAAATAGTGCAAAACACAAATCTTTAACAAGTTCTGCTGTGCCAGCAATAATACCGACATTCAGAACTTCATTATTAGACACATCATTGTAGAAATATTCACCAAAATTTTTAATAATGTTTTGTTTGTTCCATTGCTCGTCTTTTATTTTGATAGCTTCAGAAGATGCAATCAGACCAAGATTGTAAAACTTTGTTTTTAGATAGTCGAAAGGATTGCTCTGAAAAATTACATCACGAACATCTGTTGATATGACATTTCGGTATTTGTTTTTGTTATTTTTCAGATAATCGTATATTGATAAAAATCTAAGCATGTGTACCATCATTTTCTGAGGGTTATTCCCTCTTACAACTTTGACACCTTCTTTTTCTAGGATTTTTACAAGATTATCTGGTGCTTCGATTGCAATTAGAACGATATCGCCTGCAAAGCCAGTGCCTTTAATAGATTGTACCCATGGCTTCAGTACATCATAATCAGTATAATTTGTAAATGCGCCTATAATTAAATCTTTCTCCATGGGTATTCTCCATTCATAATTTTGTTCATGTGTTCATTGCCCTTCTGAAAGAATTCGGCTTGAACAGAATCAGTTCTGCTTGCAACACGATAGTTTAATGTATATTGACCATTGGTGTCAACATGTTCATTTGGTATTTGTGAAAATAAAAGATGTGAAAGTAAACGATCAACTTCAGGTTGTTCTTGAGGATTCCTAGCCCTTCTGTACCATCCAGGCGAAAATTTTAAAGCGAGAAGTTTAGGTAGTAAATAACAACCAACATCAACAAAATTGTCATTCATTACAGATTTCCATTTTCCCAATGATTCACAGTCATCATTACAAATAAAATTGTTTTCCTGATCTATGATTTTTCTGAGAGAATATGCCCATGTTTTACCTTCGACAGCTTCAACTAAAGATTCAACATGATTCGGCTCATACCAATTATCTTCATCCAGAAAACAAAGAAATTGTCCTTCTGAAATGTACGTCATTGCACCATAAATTCTGTGACCGTTATATTGATCGTAACCTGTTGCCTGGGGGAGAATTATCGTTTCATATCGTTTACAGTTTATTGTTGAAAGAACATCATGAGCATTTTTTACTCTATGTTTTCCATCAACAACTACAAGATATTGTATGTTTTCGTAAGTTTGATTTTCTACTGATTGAACGGCTTTAGCTAGATGTGGATTACCCGTTGTTGGGGTAATAATTGTAATCAATGGTTTCATAACAAACCTTCCTTTTAAATTAAATGAAACAGGATAAGTCCAATTTATCCTTCAAAATTCTTACACTTTTACCGTCTACTGGAGCGATATTAAATGGAGATTTTTTTGCCGCTGGTATCGAGAATTGCATTTCAAATGTAAATTGATAATTGTCGTTACCCTTATATTGAACTCTTGCTCTATATATTGCTTTCGCTGCACTTGCAAATGTCGGCACATTTACTAAATTCAGAGGATTTTTATTACCCATCATGTAAAATCCATGTGTTCCAACATTTACATAATATGTATCTTTCCTATTATAATATTGTTCTATTTTTGATGCGTCTATTTCACCTCTAATATCCGGAAAAGTATCTCTATCTCTTTCATACTGTTGTTTTTTTGTCAATTTACCTGCTGTTGCATTCCATAGCGCATCTTTATCTCTTTTGAAAGGAACTTCTTTCCATTGTTTTTTTATTATATTGAAAAGACCAACTTCATCTGCTAAGTCTTTTATAAACTTTTTTTCTGCATCATCATCTGATATATTTCCGAATGACCAAGGATTTCGTTTATTCGTGATATCATATTTCAGCACAAGTGAGCCAGCCGAGGCTGCTGTGATTTTCAATTCACAGCCAGATTTTTCACCTTTGTATTCAAGTATTAAATCAGGTTGATCGGAGCCTGCACCGGCAGGTACAAAATTTTTTGGCACAAAACCCATTTTTTTTAAAATGTCGGATGCATTTTTTTCATATTCAAAACCTTGTTGTGCTGCCATTTATTTTCTCCAAAGAAAATATTTATGCAGCGTATTTATACTTTAATACCTCCAAACTTTTTGTTCTGAAATTTGTTTTCGGTTTTCATAACAGGATTACTACCAGCATCAGCCAGACCACTTTGTGCATCTTGTTCCACATCATATAATTTCATTTTTGATCGATCAATTCCCAATACAAATCTTTTATGCACTGTAGGATCCGAATAACGATTTTTCAATTGTTTGACCATTATTTGATTTAAAGCTTCAAGTTCTTCAGAAGAAATTAAAGCGAACATTAAATCAGCAGTTGCGGGCAAACCAAAACTCTCACTTGTGTCTTCCAGTCCGGGGTCGGAAGAGGTAAAACCACTCCTTGTTGTCTGTGTAGCAGAAACAATTGGAACTCCGAACTCAACTGCCAGTCCTCGCAATTCTTCTGCAATAGCTTTGACATAAGTGTATGAGTTGACATTTGCTCCAGCCTTGATACGAGCAGAACAGCAAATATTAAGGTAGTCGATAAAAATAATATCAGGAACAAAGTTCCTTTTAAGATTGAGTTCATTTAAAAGCGTCCTGAAATGTACAGAAGATGCTGATGCGGTAGGATATTCTTTGATAATTAATTTACCTGTAGTCATGTCTTTGACTCTCTTAACTTTCCGATCATACATGTCTTTAGGTAGTTCCATCAAATCATCAACTGAAACATTTAGAAGATTCGCATCAATCCTTTCTGCAATTTTTTCTTCTGCCATTTCAAGAGTAATATACAATACATTTTTACCTTGAGACATACAACCTGCGGCTACATGACACATGAATAATGATTTACCAACACCTGTCCCTGCGAGTGCGATATTCAATGTCTTGGCTGGCAATCCACCTTTAGTGATTTTGTTAAAGTAATCTAGATCAAACGGAATTCTCTCTTCTTTTCGGTGATAGAATTCAAATCGTTCATCTGAGTCTTCAAGATAATCATGCCCAACAGAACTATCAAAACTTACCGCAAGAGCATCAGAAAGTATTTTAGGTATTGCACCCTTATCATTTGTTTTATCTTTGCCCTCTAGAATCGTAATTGAATGTCGAACTGCATTATAAATTGCCTTTTCTTGGCAAAATTTTTCTGTTCGATCAATCAACCAATTTTGATCCGTCTTTTCAATTTCTCGAATTGATTTGTCGACCTCTTTAAGATATTCTTCACAGTTTTTAAACTGCTCATCTGACAGAGATTTATTTTCTTTGATAGAAAGCGTGAGTGCTTCGATAGATGGTGTGGTATTATAATTATTTGTGAAAGATGTTATTTCTTTAAATAATGTTTTTTCGATTATGTCTGAAAAATAATCTTCACTGATAAAGGGTAAAACTTTTCTTAGATAGTCCTCATTTTGAATCAGATTCCTCAATATAGTCTGTTCCAGCCTCATCAATTAGTCCTTTATCCAAATTTTGTTGCATGATATCAACTAGCAAATCGCCGATATAATTTTTGAAGTTATCTTGGTTTTCTTCGAGATAACTCTTTTCATACGGGCTCTCAACGATATTATAAATGAATCTGAGATAAACGGCACCATCTTTTTCTTCTTCAAACTTTACTTTACCGTATTGATAAACAATGTCTTTATAAGGTCCTTTTAGAAGTTTAATGCATACCGTCGTTTTTTCTTCTTCTGGTAATACGAA